GGCAGCTTCCGCCAGATTTTCCATTTCCGCAAATTTCTTTGAGTAGTCTGGTTTTTCCAGCGTATACCCAGCAGCAAAAATTTCCAGTAGTTGCCCCGCTGTAAAACCTGTTACGATCTGGAGCTTTGTGTACAGCTCGTCAAGCTCTCTCACTCGATTCACCCACTCGTTCGGCGGGGTGAGGGTGGGCATATGCTCAACGCAGTACATTACCCGTCCCATCAATGCCTTTTGTGCATCGGATTTTGCCAGTTTATTTGCAATATTTGCAATCTCCAGTTCGAGCAACTCTCCATCAATCGCCCTTGCCATCGGTCATTGCCTCCCATCTCCAAATCATCCCGAGAAGTCCTCCCATTTGCACGATTTAAATGCGGCTCGCATATTAACCCATCTTGCAAACCTGCGCTGCTCTTTAGTTGGCTCACCGCCGTCATAATCTCTGTACGGCTGAGCAAATGGGATAATATCCAGCTTGTCCAGTGCCAGTGCGCGCCGGTGAGCCTCCTCCACATCCTGTACCAGCATGTAACACCAAAATCGGAACGGCGCGATTCCCGCCTCTCTCATATAGGCTACCGCCTGCTCGATCACCGGGAGCATTGACGCTGTGTCGCAGCTCAGGCGCACAAACCGTATCCAGCGCAGCTTTGACAGCATTCGGGCTACGTCCGTTGTAATTAGTCTGGCATCCAACCCCTGATTAAAGTCCACCCGTACCTGCGCATGACCCATTGAGTCGATTTGCTCTATCCCATGCGGGTGTGCCAGCACATTGTTGTCCAAGAGCACCAAATCACGGCTGTCCGATCGCTTTATTTTCTCCCATGTAAAGTCCGGGCGTATTGCCCCCTCCTTGCGCGGGACGATGCACCACGGGCAGTTGCGGATACATCCACGGGTCAAAAAGCCGATCGCGTGCTTGACCTGCGGATAGATGCTGTAATCCGGCAAGGTGGCCTCTATCTCTCGCGGGAGGCTGCCGTAGTCTTTGTAACCAGTACCACCGCGGATCACCTCATCCGCCCGGATGATGGTCTCCACGTCCGGCGAAAACGTAAAGACCTTGCTCATATATACCCGGTCGTAGACTTTGAACCCATCCCACCACTCCACGGCGTCGCCTCTTGCTTTATGCCATGCCGACAAGCGCATCAACGCCAAATTTGGGAACCCACTATGCCCATCCACATCAATGAGTCCGATTTTCATAGCTCCTTCTGCGGCCCGTGATGCCTGGAACAAAAATCATTCGGCCCATGCGGGTTGTCATCTCCGTCACAGTACCCAATTTGGTACTGTCCCCATCCGTTTCCACCCCAAAGGACACAGGTCTTACAGGTCTTTGGGGGCTCTCCACCAAGTAGTTTATACGCCGCATCCCTCTCACGCTTCACTTGCTCCAGCTCGGCCCGGAGCGCGGAGAGCGCGGCGGAGGCATCCGCCGTCATGCGCGGGATGCATCTGCTCATATCCCCGCCCGCATAGTAAGCGTAATTTCTGCACTGCCGGACGTTCGGCTGACTCCCGCACAGCCTTATGGCCTCAATCAGCTTATCAATATCCACTATGTTCCTCCTCCTGCCCGCGCCACCCACTGCCCATACGTCATCCCATGGGCCCGGGCCTCCGCTGCCACTTGGGCCAGGCTTTGCCCCTGTGGTCTTGATTTCGTCCGTTTCCGTTCTCTCCGCCTGGCCTCCCACTCAATATCCATACACTTTGAGCACAGGATGCGGCCTTTCCGTTTGTTCCGCCCCGAAAACTCAATCCCGCATCGCTCACAGGTATAAATCAGTATTTTTCTCATATTTCCGTACCTCAACCAGGATAGCGCCTCCGTCCCAAAACTCGTGGGATACTTTACGCACCCACTTTCGGTTATCATCCGGGAGCAAATAGCCCTTCATGGCGTCTACCACGGCTTTCCCAATGACGGCGTGGTTATCAATGTCCAGGTTATCGTCCCAGCAAAATCTGACTTCCACCGGTCCCGTCACCATTTTCTTTCTGACCTTCGCCTGTTTCATTGCCGCCCAGGCGATGGTGTGCAGCTCCTGCGCGTCTTTTTTTCTCACCTGATGGTGTTTCCCGGCGTAGTAGGCATTCAGCCCGTACCGCTTGTTCCACGCTGTCTTACCCGCTTTGGTGGGCGGATATGGGATCATAAATTTAATCATGGTCCAGAGCCCTTCCCGCCATTTCCAGCGCCTCCACAAACTGCGCATATATCTCGTCAAAATCAGACCCAATGCCGATCATGGCCCGATATTTCATCTCCATCCCTTTCAGGATCGCCCTTGCCCTTCTCCTATCCACGGTGGCGCACCTCCAGTATTCGTCCGCTCCTCATGTACCAGTTGAGCTCAATTTTCCCCGTCCTACCGTGGCGGTTCTTTGCCACTGTGACCTCCATGGGTGTGGGACCATATTCGTCCGCATCCTCTATCGCCGGCCTGTGTATGAGCAGTACACCGTCCGCATCCTGCTCTATGGCTCCGCTGTCCCGCAAATCGGAAAGTCGCGGCTCCTGGTTTTGCCGCCCCTCTACTCCCCGATTGAGCTGTGCCAGACATAGAACTGGCGTCTCCAGGCCCCGCGCCATCCGCTTGAGCTGATTACTTGTGCCAGTGACTCGCTCATAAAGACTCTTACCTGCGTCGTGCTTCATCAGTCCCAGGTAGTCGATGATCACCACATCCGCCCGGTTCTGTTTGGCGAGGAACTGAATTTCAGAGGTGTTCAGGGAGGCCCTTCTGTTAAAAAACAATGGCCGTTTGGCGAGCTTCACGAGGCTTTCCCCCACGGCTTTCCGCTCCTCCTCCGACAGTTCTCCCCGCAGGA